CCAGCCCCACAGGATTGACCAGACTCGGAATCGCTTTCACAACGCTGCTGACGCCCTTGATCGTTTTGATTGCCGTTGCCCCGAAGTCTGTCACCTTTTTGACCGCAAACGCTGTGGCAATTGCTTTCCCGATCGGGATGATATCGTCCACCAACTCGTCCATGTTTTCGGAAACCCACTGGATGCCGTCTTTTACTTTCGGCATCAGCTTTTGCGCAAACGGCTGCAGCACTTCGGTTTCCGCCTGGCGTTTCAGGGCGGTCAGCTGAGACATGACATCGTCGTACTTCACGTCATTCAGTTGTTCGACTGCATCTTTTGTGTTGCTGATCTCCGTCTGGGTGTTCAGCAGGCTGTATACAGCCTCTTTTCCCAAGTCCTCCCACATGGTCCCGAACAGATCAACGCCGATCTGATTCCGTGTGACATCGTCTTCTACATTCTTCAGCTGTTCCAGCAGTTCGCTGGTAGCCTCTCTTGCAGACTCTCCGCCGGCGGCAAATTTCGCCTGCATATCCGACATAGACTTTCCGGTTGTGTCAATCGGCTTTTGCAGTTCTTCCAGCGTTGCCTGCGCCTCTTCCATCTGCTTGTTATATGCAGCGATGGTGTCGGCGTTCTTCATCTTTGTAAGGTCAGATGTGGAATCCGTGAAATTTTGCTGTTCTATGGTCGCATATTTCAGCTTTTGTTCCAGGTCGGCGATTTTGTCGGTAGTTTCCGCAATGGCGTCATTGCGTTCCTCCATCTTTTGTGCGTCAGCCTCTGCGGTATATCCCAGCAGCTGGAATGCCTCCTGGGTGCTTGTTGAGGTATCCTTAACACGGATGCCAAACTCCTTCATGGTGTCGCCGATTTTGTCGATACTAAAAGCACCAGAAGCGGCACCGTTTTCCAGAGAGCCGAAGAAATCCTCTACAGTGTATCCAAGCTGGCTATAGTGGACAGAGTACTCGTTGAGAGTGTCCAGCATATCGCCGTTTTTATCAAGCCCCTTCTGTGCACCTTGTGCCATGAGGTTATAAGCTTCTTCGATAGATATACCAAAATTATCTGCCAACGCTTTTGCGGTACGGATAGATTCGTTCACATCGTATCCGAAAGTGTCGTCCAGCAGCATCGCATTTTCTGTCGCCGTCTGCAACTCATCGCCTACAAGCTTTGTTTGCTGATATGTGACCGCTACCGCATCGGCAGCATCTTCCATGCTGTCGCCGAAGTTGTCTTTGTACACGTTTTGAGAGATGTCCTGCACTTCTTTCAGAGCATCTCCCGTCAGACCTGTCGCAGCTGCCACTTGGTTTGCTGCCTGTTCTGCCTGCGTACCAGAAGCGATCACAGCCGCACCGATTCCGCCGATCGCAGCGACCAGACCACCGACAGACTTGACGCTGTCACTCATAGCATCGTCAAACTTGTCGTTGAAATCGCCCATGCCGGAGATCGTGTCTGATACACTTTCGCCTACATGTGACATGCCGCTTTTGATGCTATCTGCCAAGCCAGAAGTTTTCCCGTCGATGCCGTCCATCGCAGATTTTGCAGCCGTTTCAGTGTCTTTAAAAATTTTTTCCGACTTATCGCCAGCTTCCTGCATGCTGGACTGCATTTTTCCAGACGATTTCGCAAAGCTTTTCGATATGCCGTCAGCAGCATTCCCAGCTTTTTTCTCCGCGTTTTTCGAGGACTTTTCCGTGTCCTTTTCCACGTTTTTTGCTGCTTTTTCGCTGGATTTGTCGATTTGTTTCAAACCTTTTTCAAAGCCTGATGTGTCAATTTTGGTGTCAAAGTTAACGCTGCCGTCCGCTTTGCTGTTTGCCACTGTCTATCACCTCTCTATCCAAAGACCGCACCCACTTGTCCTGCGTCCAGTTTTTTGTTTGTCGGTATCCACAAGCTGTCCTTGATTTTCCGTATCCGCTTACGCTGGTTTTTGTCCTTGATCTCCGCCAGATTGATGCTGCGATACGCCACACGCTGCTTCACAGCTGATTCGTCCGGCAGTGCTTCCAGAAGCAGCCGAAACTTGTACCAGTGCAGTGCATCTTTTGTCAAGTCGATCTGATAAAAACGCAAAAAATCGCTGATGATGTACGCACCGTCATACGTATAGGACAGCAGCTGTGTGTTTGCGGATTTCCCTGTTTCACGTCCCGTGTGTGGCATATCTGCACATGATGCATACCTGAGCAGGGCTTGATACGCCTCCGCGATGTTGCACGGAGGGCGTGCCCGATACCACGCCATAGCACACAGCACACGTTCCTCTGCTGTGTACGTTTCATCTGCCAGCATCTCCAAAAAAGAAAGCCATTCCCGATAGTCAGTCACTACCGGATATGGCTTTCCTTGTACGCTGACGGTATCTGGTAAGCTATCATACAGTGGGTGCAGCATTTTCGTTTCCTCTGATCTTCGGGGCGTATTTCAACAGGATGCCAGCGATTCTGCGGGTCGACTCTGCTTTTTGGTCGTGGATACACTTGAGCAGGGAAGCATAGACCTCGTCAAAGCAGCGCTTGTTGTCCGGTAAGTCAGCCAATACAGCTTTCGCATTTTCCTCGCCGATCAGGTCGACGTAAAAATTCCGGAAGTCATTGCAGTACTTCCGGATCCTGTCTGATTCCAGCTTGGGGGCTGCCTCCTTTTCCCGCTCTGCTGCATTTTTCACAGCAGCGTTGTACTTATCCCAGAACGCTGCGGAGTCTGCATCTACGCCGTAAGATCTCCAGTCGATTTCGTTCATTTCTGCACCTCCATGGCTTATGATACCTTGATTTTGTATGTGTTTGTCATGCCTGAGCTTGCACCATTGGTGACTGTGACCGTGATGTAATCACCGGATTTCAGATTGCTAAACTGATTGGTGCGGTTGTTTGTTGCGGCGTTCACAACATACGACTCACCATTGCAGGATACTACAACGGTCAGAGATGTATTTTCCGCAATTGCCTCTACGATCGCTGTTGTCGTTCCCGTCGGAATTGTGTAGGATGTTACGCCAGCGCTGAATGTCGGCGTCAGAGTGACAGCCTTGCCGCCGCTTTCCACAACCAGGCTTTTCAGTTTCGGTTTGATGTTAGACGAGGACAACTTGACCGTCTGCCAATCATCGCTGCTGGTAACTGTGACGTTTTCCCACTCGCCGTTATTTTTGAGATTGCCGGAATAGGTCAGCACGTTTGCGTCATCGCCGTTGCTGTCCGGTACTACGCTGTAGCTGCGCATTCTGCCAGAGGCGGTAGTGCCGTCCTCTGACAGCGTTTTCATGTCGACCTGGATGATACGGCGTGTCGCCTGCTTGCCCACCTTTTCCTCGTCCGTAATCGTGACAATATCATCCTGCACAGCATTCCCGTCGTAGCGGTCAAAGCTATAGGAAATGCTCTCCTCGTAGCCCACCACGTCAGACCGGGTGCTGCGCTCGTCCACATATTTCCGGCTATGCTCGGTCGCCGATTTGGACGTACTCATGCTCGTGAAGCCTTCCATACGGATAAATGCGTACTGCCCCGGAATTTCATAGAATGCAACCTTTTCGTCACGCATGACCAGGTCGCCGTTTTGTAAGGTTTTACCCATTGTTGTACCTCCTGTCCTGATAATAGGTCAATTTCAGTTGGATCTGATACCGTGCTGTACTGTCGCCGGCATCATATACGTATCCGCTTGTGATAATTTCCACACGCTGTGCTGTGCGGTATTCTCCCAGTTCCGGCAGCTGCCGCAGCTTGTTCCGCCGTGCGATCCAGTCGGAGAAGTCGTCATAGAACGCACTGTTCGTCAGATTTTGTGCGGTATCGGAATACAGATTCCGGCTTGCAAAGACAAACAGGAACTGCCGCCGCTGAGAGCCGTCCACATACTGTGATGCAACCGGATCACATGGCACAGTGTCCACAGTATAACCGATCGGGTCTGCGCCCAGGCGGTCAACACCCAGAATGGCGTTTTCCTCTACCAGCGGACAGCCGGCGATCCAGTCTCGTACCGTTTCAATGATCGCTGCCATGTTCGCCTCCCAGTATCTTTGCCACACCGTCCTGCCAGTCGTCTGCGTGGTCAGCCTTGGCACGATCGAACCATCTTGCGCCACGCAGTCCCTTGGACTTGCCCTCATAGTACTGTTTCTGTGCGTAGGGCGTGTTCCATGTCACAGTGCCGCTGCCGATGTCACTGGACAGCTTTCCGCTGCCTTCCAGTGTGCCGGTGTCCAGCGGGACATACGGCGCACAAGTCCGTATCACTTCTTGATCCAGATACTTTTGTGCTTTTTCCAATGCCTTTTCGCTGCACTTTTCGGTGTGTATCACCAGTTCTCCGTGTATTGTCATACCGCTGTCACCTCGATGTGCTGCACGTCCGCAGAGCCGTACCGGTAATCTTCCACCGCCGTGATCGTTCTGCCGTTGTTCGGCGGCGTGTCAGATTCGCACCTGCCGCACACGATGATGTCATCTTTTCCAGGCAGATAATCAGACAGCGACGCCGCCGGAATGCAGCACCAGATCTGATCCTGCTGTTTCATGGACGTCCCGGTCTGCACCTGTGCCACAGTATCCTCCCAGTACACAGTCGGGAGAAAATGCGGTACATACGATTCCATGTGGTTTTTGACCGTCTTTTCGTAGACGGTACAGCCGATTTTATTCGCAAACATCGTCACACCCCCTGTACATCAATCCTGTGCCGCCCAGATAACGGATGCAGATGCTCCGGAGATAATCCTGCAAGCCGGCAGATGCTCCGTACAACAAGCCGGAAATGGTTTGTGCAGCTGTGGTGTAGCTAACGCTGTACTTGCCGATCGTTTCCGCAGTTTTGCCGGAGCCGCCCGGCGTGCTGCTGCCGCAGTTGGCATAGTCTGCCAACGCATCCGCAACAGCACAGCAGCATTTCTGCACTTTTTCCGCAGTCTCCTCCGGCACGCCGCCGGCAAGGCGGTCAAATGTCACCATGTCCATGTACTCTGACGCACGCTCTGCATACGTCAGAAATGTTTCTTCCTCCTGGATACGCCGCCCATGGTAGGACTGCGTATAGTACGTGTAGTCTGCATAAGGCATATTCACTTCTCCTTTTCGTTCGCTGTTTCCTTTTCCTGTTCCGATGCAGGTTTCTTTGCACCCTTTTTCGGTTTCTCCGGAGTTTCCGGAAACACCAGGCCTACGGTACGCATACGGCTCACCTCCGATCAGGTCTTGGATACCGATGCGTAGATGCCAGCCTTCTTGTTGTCGTACACTTCAGTGATGCCGTATGCACGGTAGAAGTACATCCACGCATCAGAGTGCTGGTTCTGCTCCGGTGTGATGACCTTGTTTACGGTGTGCTTGGTGAACTGGATCGGCGAGTTCTTCTGCACGATCAGGAAGTTCAGTTTCTTGCCGGCAGATGCTGCCTTATAGCCGCCGG